TCACTGTCTTCATCAACGGCTTTCTGATAGGCGTCAACAGCGTCCTGCGCCTCCATAACCGATTGCGCGTTCTGCTCCAACTTCCGGTTCAGCTCGTCGGTCGTTTCGCCGAGCCACATGTTGGCATCGGTGACGAGACCTGTTTCCTCGTAGTATTCCTGAACCTTCTGGTTGGCGTCTTGATAGAGTCGGTTCTGGCGTTCAAACTCATCGTTCTGCGCTTTCTGCGCCACAGCCAGCTTGCCCTCAGCATCACGCAGACCGATTTTGTTCTTTTCCGCTTCGATCAGTACATCAGCATTCTTGCTGTAAATCTCAGTGAGCTGTTCCTGATACGCCTGTGCAATGGCATTGTCCTTCCACGCCTGCGTGTTGGCACGCAGCGCCTCTGTGCCGCCGTTGATCGTGTCGGTTTCGAGGTCGATGTAATCTGCCAGATCCGGCACAGTCTGGGTCAGCATGACGAGAATGCCATGATATTCACGCTGCTGTTCGGCGCTTAGTTTACTCAGAGAGTTCAGCTCATCGAGACGATCAATGTAATTGTTTGCGACATTTGCGGATGCCTCTGTCGTTGTGACCGTATCGTCACAGGCAGCTCTGGCGTCGCTCATGGCGCTGTCGAGTTCACGTGCCGCCTCAGTCAGCTCCCGCAGCGACGGTGTGCCGTCGTTTGCAGAAGCATCAGCCATCGCCACGATTCCGCCGGCCAGCGCAGCCACGGCGGTCACGCCCAGCATAATCGGCCCGGCCATTCCGCCAAATGTCGTGGCAATGTCCAGCGCTTTAATGACTTTGGAAATTGCGGCGTATGCCGTCAAAGCAGCCGTTGCACCGCCGACTACGCCCGTGAATGTTGCGACGCCCTTGACGAGCGCAGGATTCTCCTGCACAAACTCGCCGAGGACGTTCAGCACGTCCGTACCGGCGTCGTAAGCATCGCGCAGCGCCGGGGTAAAAGCATCGCCTACGGCAACCTTGAGGTTGTTGTAGGCGTTCTGCATCATATCCAGCTTGGACTGCGTGGTGGCGTATCGCTTGTTGGCTTCGTTCGTCAGAGCGATATTCTCGTCCCATGCGGTATTCGCCGTCTGGACGGCGCTGTCCATCTGGTCTGCTGCCAGGGCAAGGGATTTGAGCATATTGCTCTGGCGAATGCCGGTAAGGCCGAGGTCTTCCAGTACCAGAACGGCGCTTTCGCCCTGTTCGTCCAGATTTCCAAGTCCGCGGATAAAGGCCGTCAGAGCGCCCAGAGCGTCCGTATTCCACATTTCCGCGAACGTATCCGCAGACATTCCTGCGACGTCTGCGAAGCTCTGTAAGGAATCCTCGCCGGTTGCAACAGCCTTTTCGATGGCATTGAGCGTCTGCGTCATGGCCGTACCGCCAGCTTCGGCTTCGATGCCGACAGAAGACATTGCCGCAGCGAGCGCCATGATCTGCGGTTCCGTCAGACCGGCCAGCTTGCCGCCAGAGGCAAGGCGCGTGCCCATCTGTGTGATCTCAGATTCGGTCGTCGCAAAGTTGTTGCCGAGATCGACGATCACAGCGCCGAGGCGGTCGTAATTGTCTGCGGACATACCTGTAATGTTCGCAAACCGCGCAAGGGCCGTTGCGGCATCTTCGGCTGTCATGTTCGTCGCTGTGCCGAGCATCGTCATAACGCGCGTAAAATCGAGCAGCGCGTCTTTCTGAATACCGAGCTGACCGGCAGCTTCCGCGACGGCGGCGATCTCGGTCGTAGACGCCGGGATTTCGGTGGACATGGCTTTGATTGCGTCCGACATATCTGCCAGTTCTTCGTCTGTCAGGTCTGTCGTTTTGGCGACGCCGGTGAGGGCAGACTCGAAATCCATCGACGCCTGCACGCACTCGTCAAAGCCTTCTTTTATTTCTTTAAGCGCAGCGGAGATACCAGCCGCGGCAAGAACGCTCGACACCGCGTCCACAGCCTGTGTCGCGCGGCTGCCGAAAGATTCTGCGCTATCGGCTGTGTCGCCGAGTTCGCCGCGGGCCTTTGCAAAGGTCGTACGAAACTCGCGACCAAGCTGCGCTTCGAGCGCAAATAGCATCTCATATTCTTTCCGCGATGCCATATCTCCGCCTCACTTTCATTTGCGTTTTCGCTTCTCCATTTCCTCGGCAATCAGTGCATTAGAGGCTTTCACCCATTGCAAAAATTCACCGAGCCGGAGAGATAACCAGAAACTTACCGGAGTGTTGTTCGTCCGGGCCATGGCGAGGCATTGCCTGCGAAGCCATACGCCGCCATCGCCGACGATCACTCCTTGCGCGATAAAAAACCTCTTACGGTGTTCCGTAAACGATTAAAATCGCGGATGCTGAGCTTGCCCAGCGCATCAATGCCAAGAGGTTCCGTACACGCCTTGACACATACGCGGATGAGGTATTCGCTGTCAAAATTCGCAACGATCACCGTATGGCCGAGCATCTGCAGCTCACGTTCAATCGCAAGAGAGTCGTTGCCGCTCAGGCTGTCAAAATCGAACGTGAGATCGGAATAGGTTTTGCCCTCATGCTCCAGAGGGCGCGTAAGATGCAGCGTGAAGACGCCATCGTTGGCATTTGCTTCGTCCTGCTTCTCTGCAACTGCGAAGATGTTGCCGCTTTCTTCCGCGGCGGCGTTCTGCTTCTTGCTTTCCATGATTCGAGACTCCTTTCAAAAATGACGGGGCGACGCATCACGCGCCGCCCCCAAAGATTTACGATTTACCGAGCGCCTTGCGGGTGTCGGAAAGATAATCGGTGCCGTTCAGCTCACAGATGTAGTTGTACGGGTCAAGCTCCATGACCTTTGCGTCATCGATGTACGTCACCCAGCGGCGCACGGCATAGCTGCCAGAGCCGTCCGTAGGGGACGCCGGGGCGATATTGCCGTTCGACAGCGTCTTCGGAACAAGCACAAGGACGTGCTTGACGGACTGCGTCTTATAAACGCCCGCAATCGGGTCGTACACCTGCTGCGGCGCCCGCAGGTCGACGTTGTGCTCGCGCGGCTCCTGCAGCTTCAGGCTTTCAGCGCTGAAGGTGCGGAATTTGAGCTGCGCGGTCATGGCGTTCATGTGGCCGATGATCGGCGCTTCCACGTTACCGGCAATGCCGGCGCCAGAGACAGTCGCAACGATGAAGTCAACGTCAGGCAGCGTTACGGAAGCCAGACCGAGGAAGTCCTTGGCGTCTTCGTAGCAGGCGAAGTTGATGACAGCCTGATCTACCATTCCCATTGTTCAGTCCTCCTTCGTCACGCCAACGCGCTCTGCACGTAATCGGTGTCGTATTCGAGTACGAAATCGATCTCCTGTGCAGGGCTGGGCGGCGTCATGTAGATGTGGATTCTCACGATACCGGCCATGAGGTCCGTCATGGGGTTCTCGGAATCGAGGATCTCAACGCGGGCGCCGAGCAGATACTCGCTGCCCACAAGACCTGCGAGCCAGTTGTTCGCGGAATCCTTGATGTTGTCCAGCAGGCGGCGGTTCATCGGGCTGTCTGTTTTCGACCAGAACGTCTTGATGAGCGAATTGCCGACCCACTTGAACATTCTGCTGATCGGGATGAAATAGTCCTTGATGTCGGTGTTGCTGGGGTAGCAAGCGGTGTAGTTGCCCCACGCCACGAAACCGTTCATAAACTTGAGCGCCGTGCAAATGCCGTTGGCGTTCAGAATGTTCGCCTGTTCCAGCGTGAGGGTGATGTCCGTGCCATCTTCCAGGCAAGCACCGTCGCACTGGAGGGCCTTGTTGGAGGGCGATTCATACGGCACACCGTCGTTGCCGCTGTCCACCTTCGCCATCAGGCCCGCAAGCTGCGTGGAGAGATGGAACTGCTTGCTGCCGAGCTTCACCTGCGGCCAGACCGCGATCTGCGCCGGGTCAATTAGATTTGTCGCGGACTTCTTCGCGGCGACGGCGTCATAGCTGCGCGCGCCGCTGGCGGAGCAGTCAATGTCGCAGATGGATTTTGCGCCGAGAATGCCGTTGATGACTTCGGCTTTCGCCGCCATGACAGCCTGCACCGCGCTGGTATGAGACCAGCCGGGCGCGATAATGAGGTCGGGCGTGGTGCTGACCGTTGCCATGCAAAGGTCAATAGCTTCGATGCCCTTGACGATGTCATCATCGTCGATGTCGGCGGTCTTAATCTTGTCGTAGCTGATATACAGCTTGGTCGCGGCTTTGGCTGCACCGTCATCGATCGTCTCAACGATGAGACTGCCGTCCGAGTAGTACGCGGCATAGTCCGTGTCCTTGACAAGCGCCGACTCAGACGAAGATGCCGCCTTGACAACGAGGCTGGACAGGATCGCGTCGAACGGCAGCTTTGCCTGCTTGCCAGAAAGGGTGACTTCCGCACCCGCGACGGCTTCTTTGTTGGTACTCGGATTGAGTACGTTGCAGAAGATGATGGGCTGGCGCTGGAACAGCTTGAAATGCGAGTACATGACTTCGCAGATCGTGTAGGTCTTCCAGTCATCGGAATAGCCCAGCTTCTTTACCGCGTCTTCCCAATCGGTGCAAAGCACCGGGGTAAAGAGCGCGGCAGGGGATTCCGCAGAGTGAACCGGCGCGGTGCCGATAACAAACGGCACACCGGATTCAGCGACAACAGGCGTCGAAACGCTTGTTTTCTGCTCCCGCACATATACGCCATGCTTCAATGGTTACTCCTCCTTCTTTCTCCGGTCTGCCAGCTTGTGATAATTCACATAGAGCAGATTGCCGGGTGTTTTGGCTTTGATTCTTGCATCGGATACCTGATCGCCGGGAATGACCAGCGTGGCGATCAGCGGATATTTCTCGACCGCTGCCGAGATCTGCGCGAGCGCGTCCTGCTTGTCGCCGTACAGAATACGCGCCTGCTGGATCGTGCCGATAATGCTCGGTCCGATGTACATACAAAAGCCGGCGCTTTTCGCACCGGCCTTGCCTTTGGCTTTTACCATGCAAATGCCTCCCTGTTGACACTGGGGATTTTCCAGACCGACACCAGCTCCGCGCAGAAGTACGGCGCGGTGTTGTCGGTGTAGTAGAGTGTGGACAGCTTCTGCGAAAGATCCAGCGCAAACTGCTTGGCAATTACGCCGTGCATCAGAAGCTCTTGGCGGAAATGCTCGACCGTCGTAAGCAGCCGCAGCGCACCTTCCTGATCGTCTTCGCCGTACACGCAGAAAAGGGAACGGACCTCAACGCTGCTGTCTGTCGGTTCGCCGGGCTTCTGCTCATCTTCGCCGGTGACGATCTGATGCAGAATGTACGGCGCTTTCGAAGTCGCGGATTTGACGTCGGGCAGACGCTGTCGATAGACCAGCGGTGGACGTTCGGCAGGTTCTTCCTCATCGCCTTTTTGCCGCCGCACAGGCAGGAGCGTTTCGCGCATGACCTCATTCGTGAAGCTCGTGAGCGCGTCCAGTAAATTCAGCCGTGTCATACCGGCACCCATCCTTTCACGATTGCATCTACCTCATGCATCAGTCTCTCCTCGAATTTTTCCATTGCCTGCTCGCCAAGGCGTTCTTTCACTTCGTCATCGCCAACCATGTCTGGCACCGACTTGCCGAAGATTTCATGGATCTTTGCATCGCCAGATTCGGTTGTTTCACCCGTGCGTTCAAAGATGCCGGTGTGACCAGACGGTTTCATTCGCGCGACAAACGCACGATCAAACGTAGTGGGTGAAGTGGAAATAAACTGATGGCCTGCGGCGGCAATGCCCGGATGAACCGGGCGAAGATTGCCGTTGACGATTGCCATGATGGTCTTATTCGGGTTTACTGTAGGCTCTTTTGGAGACGAGCCGCCATAGCGCCAGAGCGGAATTTTGTTGCCTCGAAACGAGATCTTTGCCTCGATTCCGTTGAAATACCGATAGCTCGTCTTGATGTTCTGTTCAGCGCGAATATTTTTTTTGGAAATGTCGTACTTTTTCCGGATTTCCTGCGCACTGTTCGTCCGAAGGTTCGCTGTCGCGCGCGTCATTGCTCGCTTCATTGCAGTCTCGACACCACCCGGAAACTCTGCGAGCCTTTGCTCAGCCTCCTGCAACACCTCTGGCGATACAATGGCTACACGGCAAGAAAAGCTGTCCGAGTACGGATTGAAGTACGCTTTGGAATACTTGCTCATTCGTTGAACGCCTCCAATTCCACGCGAAGCAGGCCCAGCTCGCAGACCGACGAAGCGACGTAGAAGCGTCGGAAGAAAGTGGCGTCATCGGAATCGCTGATCTCTATGCGCGTCCCTTTCTCCGGTTGGTTTCCACCGAGATCCTGAATCCTGCAATGCAGCACGGACGAAACGAGGAAAAGGCCCTGAACATGATCGCTCATAAGCTGGCGGCGGTCTTTCTCTTTCAGACCGGACAGCACGACCGGAATGCCGGCGTGATCCTCACCGTCGTAGGTCACGCCGTCGTAGACCACGATCCGCTTCTCCGCAAACTCGTCAAGATTCATAAAGGTCCGCGCGTTGTCACGCGCGACCATGTCCTTGAATTTGCTCATACCACCGGAGCGTCGGCGCTCAGATCAGGAAGATCGTCCTCGCCGACTTCCTCGCCCGGCTCGACGGGTACGGCAGTGATTGCCGCAATCAGATCATCTTTCCTGCGGAGCTTTGCCGTTTCAATGCCAAGCCCGGCGGCAAGCTCTTTGAGCTGCGCCACCGTCATTTCCTGCAACTGCTCCGCGTCAAGATGGGCCTCTGCGTCGCTCTCTGCGCCGTTTTCTTCGCTGGGCATATCGACGCAGGGGGTGTTGCCGTTTTCGGTCGTGCTGCCGCTTGCAACAGGCGCTTCGTCTGCTTCGTGGACGATCTTAGCGACACCGAGCGCGACGAGACGCCTTGCTTCGGCTTCATCTACCTCGCAGATGCCGCCGCGCTCAACGAGCTTCGGCATGGCGTCTTTGGTCTTACGCCAGCCGTAGGAACCACTGATAATTTCAACTTTCATGCCGTACTCCTTTCAGGCACCGATCAGGACACGACGTTTGCCGCGTAGATATACGGGCAATCGTCTTTCGGTGCAGCCAGCGGGCGGGTGGCAAGGCGCAGCTTGCGCTTATCGCCGGGCTGGTCAAGCACGAACTTCGGCACACGCTTTGCAACGTAGGTGGTAAAGTCGGTCGAGCCGTAGTCGATCTGCGTGATCTGACCATACATCATGTGACCACAGCCGGGAGCCGTTACCATCGCAGAAGTCGCGGGGAAATACTTCTGCTCCGTGCCGCTGTCATCGACGTAGGTTTCATCGACACAGATCACATTAAGCCGGAAACCGCCAAAGTTCAGCGTACCCATGTAGACAACGCCGTCATAAGCGCTGAGCTGCTGATCGATCGTGCCGATGATGATGCCGCTGTTGCGGTCGAGCAGGGACTTGACGTCCGAGAGAGCGAGGATCGCGTCGGCAACGTCGGAGCCGATTACGAGGTCTGCTGCCCGGAGGCCGCGCTTGGACAGCTTGCGGCACATATTCTTGACGTCTGCGAAGAATGCCGCGCCCTTTTCGTCGGCCGCGTTCCACTTGGTGCTGACGGTGTAGGCGTGATCACTCGTCGTGTCGTAGAACTGCACATACAGCTTTTCGCC